ATGTCGCTGTGGCCGATCACCGACGCGCTGGGCGCTGGCGGGGCGCAGTCGCTGCTGCTCGCGGGGCTGGGCGCCGGCGCCGGCGGAACGAGCCCGCCGCCGCCTCCACCACCGCCACCGCCTTCGGGGTCACCTGTCATGACGCCGCTTCGCACGATCGTACCGATCCATGTCTCGGGCTATGCCGGGCGCGATTTCCCGCCGCTCTCGATCGATGCCGACGAGATTTTCGGCATCGATCTCGGCCCCGCGCTCGATCCCGGCGACACGCTGGTCGCCGCGAGCCTCGCGCTTCTCTTCTATCCGGTCGAGGCGAGCCAGCCGAACTATGGGAGCGCGATCGACGGCACTGCCGCGCTGATCGGCACGGTCGCCGTGCAGGCGATCGGGCGGCCGCCGCCAGGCCGCTATCTGCTGGGCTTCACCTGCAGGACGGCCGCGGGCCGCATGATCGAGATCCATTCCTTCTTCAACGCGACGAGCTTGCCCAATGCCGCCAACTAACAGGGGGTCTGACGGACGAATGACGGCGCTGGAGCCCGGCTTTTTCGGCCGGCTCGCCGTCGGCATGCGCTACGCCATCCGCGGCGTGGCGCCCGACAATTGGTTCGGCCCGCTGCAACCGCTCGAGCCCGTGATGCCTGAGCTGTCGGCGCCGCGCCAGTTCGATTATCTGACCGGCCTCAACATCCAGTTCCGGCCGCGCGGCGAGGAGGGGATCTCCTTCGCGCAAATGCGGGCGCTGGCCGACAGCTGGGATCTGCTGCGGCTCGTCATCGAGACTCGCAAGGATCAGGTCGAGCGGCTGCGCTGGAACATCCGGCCCAGGCCGACGCAGGGCGAAGTGCCCGCTCGTCAGTCGCCCGGAAATGCGGATCCGCGAATCAAGGCCCTGAAGACATTCTTCCGCAAGCCGGACGGCGTGCATCGCTGGGGCCCGTGGCTCCGCATGCTGCTCGAGGATCTGTTCGTCATCGATGCGCCGACGCTCTATCGGGCGCGGAACGCGGGCGGCGCGCTGGTCGCGCTGGAGCCGGTCGACGGCGCGACGATCAAGGTGCTGATCGACGATGAAGGCCGCGCGCCAGAGCCGCCGGATCCGGCCTATCAGCAGATACTGCACGGCGTGCCCAAGGCCGACTTCTCGCGCGACGAGCTGCTCTATCTGCCGCGCAATCCGCGCACGGCCAAGGTCTACGGCTTCTCGCCGGTCGAGCAGATCGTGACCACCGTCAACATTGCGCTGCGTCGCCAGCAGGTGCAGCTGCAATATTTCACCGAGGGCAACATGCCCGAGGCGCTGGTCGGCGTGCCGCAGGGCTGGACGATGGAGCAGATCCGCAAGTTCCAGGAATATTGGGACACGATCATGGCGGGCAACATCGCCGAGCGACGCCATGCGCGCTTCGTGCCGGCCGACTTTCGCTATCAGGCGACGCGCGAGGCGCCGCTGAAAGATGATTTCGACGAATGGCTGGCGCGGGTCGTCTGCTACGCGTTCTCCGCGTCGGCCGCGCCCTTCACGCGACAGATGAACCGCGCGACCGCCGACAATGCGCAGGAGATGGCGCTGTCGGAGGGCCTCGGTCCGATCATGCTCTGGGTCAAGGATTTGATCGATCGCGTCATCGAAGAGGATTTCGGCTGGGACGATCTCGAATTCGAATGGGCCGACGAGGAAGCGGTCGATCCGCTGAAGCAAGCACAGCTCACGGACATGAAGCTGCGCGCAGGCCTGAAGACCATCAACGAGGCGCGGGCCGAATCCGGGCTCGATCCGATCGAAGGCGGCGACACGCCGCTCATCTACACCGGCGGCGGCGCGGTCACGCTTTCGAGCGTGCTCGCCGGCGCCCAACAAACACCAAATCGGCAGCAACCATCCCAACAGGAGTGACGCGATGCGGCTCTATGCCGAAATCACCAAGATCGACGAGGCCGAGCAGCTCGTGTTCGGCTATGCCTCCACGGAGGCGCTGGACAGCCAGGGCGAGATCGTGAAGCGCGAGGCGCTCGAGGCGGCGCTGCCCGACTATATGCGCTTCGCCAATATCCGCGAGATGCATCAACCCTCGGCCGTGGGCGTCGCAACCAAGGCGCAGATCGACGGCAAGGGTCTGTTCCTCGGCGCCAAGATCGTCGATCCGACCGCTTGGGAGAAGGTGGTCCAGGGCGTCTACAAGGGCTTCTCGATCGGCGGCAAGGTGACGTCCCGCGACGAGACGGAGAAGCATGTCATCACCGGCCTGAGGCTGAGCGAGATCAGCCTGGTCGATCGTCCAGCCAATCCGGAGGCAGTGTTCACGATGTACAAATCCGATGAATGCAAGGATCTCGAGAAGATCGGCGCGCGCAATTCGCAAGCCGATCTGGCGCTGATCCAGGAAATCCACGATCGCGCCGCCGCGCTCGGCGCCGCTTGCGGCGATGACGACGACGATGATGACGAGGCCGACGGCGGGCAGGATGACACCGACAAGATGCATCGCCCGCGCAATCTCGCCAAGCTCGCGGGCGAGCTCGGCGCTGCCAGATTGCGAATCGCCGAGCTCGAAGCCGAACGCGATCTTCTGGTGAAGACGCTCGCCGCCAAACCGGCGGAACGGCGCGCCGCGCTCCGCGCAATGCCGATCGACAAGGCGGCGGATTCGCTTTCCGCCGCCTTTGCGCGCGAAACGCCGACCAACGACCCGATCGAGCTCACCAAACGGGCGCTGCGGCGCCCGCTGAGCCTGGCGCAGATCGAGAAGATCGCCAACCGCTGACGCGCGGGCGCTGTCCGCGCCCTCTTCGGCATCACTGCACGAGAAATCCCGGCGCGGTCCGCCCCTCGCGCCGGCAATGTCCCCTCGCGCCCTTGGGCAAGGACATGATGGAGCTTATCCGAATGAATGGAAATGTGACCGACGATACGCTGGCGTTGATCAAGGAATCGCTGGCCAACGGCGAGACGCTCGCCAAGACCATCACGACCGCCAGCGGCCTGCTCGCCTATGACCTGCAGCCCTCGGCGAAGAATCTCTATCCGGCCGCGACGCCGATTCGCAATGCGCTGCCGCGCGTCGGCGGCGGCACCGGCACCGCGACGAATTGGCGGCAGGTGAATGCGATCATCGGCTCCGGCTGGGACGCGATCGGATGGGTGCCGGAAGGCCAGCGCTCCGGAAAGATGAGCTATAGCACCTCCACCCGCTCGGCGTCCTTCGCCACCATCGGCGAAGAGGATTCGGTGACCTTCGAAGCCGTGTCCGCCGCGCAAGGCTTCGAGGATGTGCAGGCCACTGCCACCATGCGTCTACTGCAGAAGATGATGCTGAAGGAGGAGAACGCGCTGCTCGGCGGCAACGGATCGCTGCAGCTCGGCACCGCGCCGACACCCACGCTGTCGGCAAGCGGATCGGGCGCGACGCTGCCGGCGGCAACCTACTCGGTCATTGCCGTGGCGCTCACCTATGAGGGTTATCGCAACTCCAGTGTTTCGGGTGGGATCGCCACGACCAAATCCGTGACCGGCGCCGATGGCGCAAGCTTCGCGGTGAATGGCGGTGCGTCCGCGCCGTCGGCCAACGCGACGCAAGCCGTGACGCTCGGTCAGACCCTGTTCGCTTCGGTGACGCCGGTCACCGGCGCGGTCGGCTATGCCTGGTTCGTGGGCGCGGTCGGATCGGAGAAGCTTCAGGCGATCACGACGATCAGCAGCGCGGCGTTCGCGGCGCCGCTCGCGAACTCGACCCAGGCCGCCTCTGCGATCGCTGCCGATTACTCCGCCAATCCGGGCTTGGCTTTCGATGGCCTCTTGACCTCGGCGCTCAAGGCCGGATCGGGCGCCTATGTAAATTACCTTGCGACCGGCACGGCGGGCACGGGCACGCCGCTCTCGGCATCCGGCCGCGGCTCGGTCAACGAGATCGATCTGATGCTGCAGAAGATGTGGGATTTGTTCGAGGTGAGCCCGACGGTGCTCTACGTCAACAGCCAGGAGCAGCGGAACATCACATCGAAAGTTCTGTCGAGCGCCTCGGCGCCGTTGCTGCGCTTCAACACCGACGGCAAGGATCCCTTCGCGATCGTCGCCAACGGCGTCGTCGAATATTACTATAACCCGTTCGCGCTCGACGGCGGTTACAAGATCCCCGTCAAAATTCATCCCTTCGTGCCGCCCGGCACGATCATCGGCTGGTCGGAGAATCTGCCGGCGCAGTACCAATCCTCCAACGTGCCGAATGTCGCCGAGGTGAAGACCCGTCGCGACTATTATCGGATGGACTGGCCGCTCAAGACCCGATCCTACGAGTTCGGCGTCTATGCCGAAGAAGTGCTGGCCGTCTACGCGCCCTTCGCCATGGGCGTCATCGGCAACATCGCGAACGGGTGAGGAGATCAGTCGACGGATTCGAGCCTGCTGGTCCGGGAGCGGATGGCGGCTCGAATCATGTCGTATATCTTCTCTGGGAACCCGGACGGCAATTGCCCGGCGACAGAGTCGGTCGCCGAATCGACGGTATCCTGGATCTCTTCGATGACACGGGCGCACATGGTCCTCGGGAGCCGGGCGGCGTCCGCCGTCTCTTGCCAATGGCGCGCCAAGATCTCATCGATCTTGTAATGCCGCTTCCTGCCGACCGCCATTGCCAGCCGGACCTTCCTTTTGTGGAAAGCGGATTGGCGCGCCTCGTAGGGCGCAGAGGACATGACGTCGTAGAGCGGAGTCGAGCGAAATCCGCCTGATCTCAAGAAGATCGAAAAATTTTTGGCGTGGCCGTCGGGAGCGGCCAAGAGCCTCGTCGGCTCATAGGTAGCGGTCGGGTTCGATGTCCCGGTCCTCACGCGCGGCGACGGTGACCTCGAGGCCCATGGCGGTCAGAAGGGCAGATAAGGATGCAAGCGTTCCGCCCTTGCCTTGCTCTATGTCGGACACGGTGCGCTGACGGAGATGGGCTTTCTGACCCAACTCGGTTTGGTTGAGCCCCTTCGCCAATCGATGCCGGCGCAGGGCATGCCCGAGATTTTCCTCGCTTCGGATCGCCATGATCCCTCCTAGGCGGAAATTCGCCTAATTCCGGGATAGGCGTATTTCCGCCTAAAACGACATCGGAGTTTCATACCATGGACCGACCAGCCCCTGGTTTCGTGCGCCTGATCGCGCCTTCCGGATCCTGGGAAGGTCCGACTTACGGCGGCGATCAATACCCGATCCGGCCCGACGGTACCGTCGACGTGCCCGAAGAAGCCGCGCCGCCGCTACTCCGCAAGGGCGGCTTCATCCTTTGGATCGACGGAGATGATGCATGAGCGCGGGCGACTTGGTGTCGATTGACGATGTGAAGGCCTATCTCGGCGGCGATCTGCAATCGAACGACGATTCTGTGCTGACGCGGCTCATCACCGCCGCGAGCGCTTTCTTCACGACCGCTTGCGGCAATCCGATTCTGGCTCGGAGCTATGTCGAGCTCTATGACGGCAAAGGCAGCACGCGGCTCTATCTCAGAAATACGCCGGTCATTGCGGTGACTTCGGTCGCGATCGACGAAGTCCCCATTCCGGCTTCGATTGCCGTCGCCGATCCGGGCTGGGTCCAGAACGGCAATGTCATCATCCTCTTCGGTTATTGGTTCAGTCGTGGCTACGCCAATGTAGCGGTGAGCTATCAGGCCGGCTATGCCGCGACGCCCGCGGATGTCGCCGAGGCGGTGATCGAATTGGTGGGCCTGCGCTATCGCGGCAAGGACCGGCTGGGCAAGGCCTCCGAGAGTATGGGCGGCATCGCGACCACATCCTACACCCAGAAGGATGTGAGCCCGTTCGTGCAGAGCGTGATCACGCGCTACATGCGGGCGAACCTCGCATGATCGGCGTCGAGCTCGACGGCGCCGATACGGTTCGCGCGCGGCTCGCGGCCATTCCCGTCGATGCGGCAGCCGCGCTTCGCGCCGCCGGCGCGGATCTGGCCGCTCAGATCCGATCGGCCGCCGAAGACAACCTATCGGGCGGCGTCCTTCAGGCGCGCTCCGGCAAGCTGCGCGACAGCCTTGCCGTCGCGACCTCGACATCGGCTGACGCGATCGGCTTCGCCGTTCAGGCGGTGACGCCCTATGCCGCCTTTCAGGAATTCGGCTTCTCGGGCACCGAAAGCGTGCGTGATTTTCTGCGGCGCCAATCGACGGTCTTCGGGCGAATGATGGCGCCGAAAGAAGTCACCGTGCGCGCGCATGATCGAGGCGTCGATTACGCGGGCCGGTCCTGCCTGCGCTCCGCGCTCGCCCAACTTGCGCCGACGATCCACGGTGTGTTGTCCGGCGCAATGGCGGAGGTTCTGAAGTCATGAGCCGCGAAGCCATCCAGTCCGCGCTGTTTGCGCTTCTGACCGACGAACACGCCGGGGTGGCCGGTCTCGCGCTCGCAAGTCGTAGACTCAAAGCGCCGCAGGACGTCGGGCCGGGCAATTGCCCGGCGCTCTTCCAGATCTATCGCGGCGAGACCGTCGAGTGGTCGGGCATGCACCCGCTGAAGCGGGTCATGCATCTGGAGATCGTGCTCTACGTACATTCCGGCGATAAGAGCTTCCCCACCTCGTCGCTCCTCAATCCGATGTTGGACGCGATCGACCAGGCGCTCGGCGCGGGCGATCCGGCCAATGTGCAAACGCTGGGCGGTCTCGCCAAGCGCGTCACGATCAACGGCCACATAGCCACCGACGAAGGCCTGCTCGGCGAATATGCCTATGCGATCGTGCCGGTCGAAATTCTGATCCCCTGAAAGGACATCGCATGACAGAGACGAATGACCGAGCGACGGCGGTTCGCGCCGCGATCGAGCGCTGGTTCCACGACAATCTCGCCAATTCGCCGGTCTCGCGATCGGTCGAGGCGATCAATCATCTGCGCGCCTCGCTCGATGCGCTCGCGGCGGAGATCGCGACAACCTTCACGAAGGAGACCTGATCCATGACTCAATATGCTTTCGGCTTGGGCGCGCTGATCGGCTTGCGCACCGATGTCGCGAACGCGACGCCGGCTCAGTTCGGCACGCTGCAGGAGGTGCAGCTCGATATGAGCTTCACCATCAAGGAGCTGATCGGCCAATTCCAGGCGCCGACCGCGCTTGCGCGCGGGGGGCTCAAGATCACCGGCAAGGCCAAGGCGGCGCGGATCACCGCGGCCAATTTCAACAATCTGTTCTTCGGTCAGACGCTCGGAACCGGAAACACCGTGACGCAGATCGGCGAAACTGCGGCCGTTCCGGGCAGCGCAGCCTATACCGTGCAAGTCGCGAACCATGCGACCTTCGTTGCCGATCTGGGCGCGGCCTACGCCGCGAGCGGCGTGATGCTGACGACCGTTGCGCCGGGCTCCGAAGCGGCGGGAAAATATTCCGTCAATCCGGGGACCGGCACCTACACTTTCTCGTCCGGCGATGCGAACGCGGTCATCCTCTTGACCTACAGCTACACGACGACGGGCGGCACCGCGATCGCGCTGTCGAACCAGCTCATGGGCTCGCAGCCGAGCTTCAAGCTGGTGTTGAGCGAGCAGTATCAGGGCAAGCTGCTGAACCTGCAGCTCAACTCGGTGATCTCTCCCAAGCTGTCGCTGCAGTTCAAGAACGAAGATTTCCTCATTCCCGAGTTCGACTTCCAAGCCGCGGCCGATGCGGCCGGTAACATCGGCAATGTGTGGCTTAGCGAATAGCGTTTCTTTTCACTCAGACGCCGCGCGCCCGCGTCCGCGGGCTTGGCTTACGCTCCGTCGCCGGAGGCGACTTGGCGTTACGCAGACTCGCGCCTTTGGCGCGGCGCTCGCGGCTCGGCTATTGACCTCACGGTCACTTCGTTCCGCCGGCTCGCGCTACGCGCAGAAGCTTAGATGGAGACATGATGGCCAATTCAATTAAACTCGGCGGCAAGGACTATCCGATCGCCCCATTGAAGTTTCGCGACCTGAAGCGCGTGCTGCCGCTGTTCCTCCAACTCGGCATGGACAGCGAAGCGAAGGTCGACGCGCAGGGCGAGATACTGACCGCGGCGATCGCGACCGCCGATCCCGCTTTCACGCGCGCCCAGTTCGACGAGCTGACGCCCGATGTCGAGGAGCTTCGCGTCGCGGTGTCGGCGGTCGCGCGCCTTTCGGGCCTGAAGCCGGGAGCGCCCCAGCCGGGGGAAGCTCAATCGGGGGAAGTCAGGGCGGCGAGACCTTCCCTTGGGGCGACATCTACGGGCTGATCGCGACGGCGTGCGGCTGGCGCCGGGCCGAGATCGACGAGATGACGCTCCCCGAATATCTGGAGCTCGCCGCCTACTGGAAAAAGAATCCGCCTTTGCATCTTCTCATTCGGGCTCTTGTCGATTATAAGGGTGGGGACAAAGCAAGAACATCTGACCTGGCCGAGCTGTTGGCTGCGGCCGGACCGGAGGGATTTCTGCGTGCGTAGAGGACGAGGCTTCTGGTCTGCCGCTGCAATGCTTTTGCTGACGGGCTGCACGGCGCCGCCCTATCCCGAGGATATCGCGCGGCAGCAGCAGGAGGCAAAGGACCGGGCATTGATGGCTGAGTATATCGAGCGCCCGCTGTGGACGGTGGGCATCTCCAACTACTTCGTCTGCCCGAGCAAAGCGATGATGCTGGGGCCGGAAGGATGCTTCACGGGCCGCGGCCGATTCACCTTCGATTCGTTCGAAGGTCTGGATGCTATGTCGTACAGCGGCGAGGTCTTCATGCACATCACCTTCGCCGACGGACGGTCGGGCTTCACCAGGATCAATCCCGCGGATCTGAAATTCGAAGTCGCCGACCACGACCCGATGAAGGAGCCGGGGACTTACCCATCCTTTCTCTTCGGCCCGAAAGCCGGGAAAGCGTCGGTGGCGCGCCGCAACCTGCAAGGCGCGCTTCTGCACATGACCCAAGCGCAGGTGCTCGCCGGCGCCTGGGGCAAGCCCGATCGCGTCGTCGAGCGGGAATCGAGGAAACGCGGATTGGTCGAATTCTGGATCTATCCGGAGAACAACGTGCTCGTGTTCGAAGACGGGCGGCTGGCCGACATACAGGTCTCGCGGAGATAGCGGCGGGTCGTTCGTTGGAGTGGAGGTGCAGCGATGCGAATGTATCGCCTAGGCGAGGGCATTAACGCCGAAGGCCTGCCGTTCCTTTTCGAGGGACACGCATATCTCGGCGACGGCACGCCGCTGACCGACATCGACGACGAGGGCCGAATTGTCCCTTCGCGCGAGGCGTTGGGCTCTGAAGAGAAAATCTGCTCGGGTGGTGCTTTGTGTCTCGCCAATCGACGAAGCGGCATAGAAGCTCTCGCACGCGCTCTCGATAAAGGCGATCTGGTCCGCGCGCCGATTCTGCTTCTCCAACTGCAGATCGATAGCGACTCAGGTCTGGCCAAATTCAATCACTGGCATAAGCCTCCAGGATCAGGTGGAGGACAGTTCACGTTTGGACCCGAGCCGGGCGCCGCAACAGCCGGTTCATCTGGATTCGAGGGTGCCGCGCTCAACATGCATCTTGGCCTCCCTCTGGATCGGACCATGGGCAGACCTGTCGCGTCTCCTCCTGGATTGCCGGCAGATCCAAAATTGTATGACGAAATTGTCATTCTAGGCGCCAAGGATCATTCGCTCGCAGGCATACCCATTAATTTCAATATTCCGTTTCCAAAGGAACAACTATGGATAGCATATAGCGCCTTTGATTTTGAATATCTTGGCATCCATGGCACGGCTGTCGGAAATATCGGTCAAAATTCTGGGCATGCACGTCCAGGGTATACAGCAATCATTCACACGCATCCCACATGGGCCGATCCTAAACCTGGCTCCGGAGATTTTGGTCAGAAAGTCCCCGTGTATGGCATCACTCCGAATGGGGTTTGGGTAATCAAGCCCGGCGCGAAATCGGCGACGGTCATTTACGGTCATCCGTTCCAATAGCAAGAGAAATAGGAGTGCTGCATGCCGGAAGCGTTTCGAATGCTGGTTATGTGTATTATTGCAATCGGCTGTGTCGTGCATACGGCAGTTGGCGATACAGTTGAATTTGCCGACAAGGTATCGAGACTCGGACCTGCGCGGCTAAGTGGATGGGTCCGGGTTCGGGGCGAGTTCATGATTTATCCCGACTCTGCATCCATGAGGAGCGAGGCAAAGTATCCTCGCTGCCTGAGCGGCGTATTTACCGATCAGGCAGCAAGGGATTTTTCAGCATACGATGGCAAGCAGGTAACAATTTCAGGGGTCTTGGTTCGATATTCAACTTTACCAGACGAGCAAAGTCCCGTTCTTCCGAGGAAGATCTTATCCGGCTCAGTCGTTCCAAATTTTTGTCTTGGCGACAATGTATTGCTCGTTAAAAGTATTTCATTGATTTCCGCTGCTCACTGACGGTCCAGACGCGTCCTTCCCGTCGCGTGCCAAAATCGGCAGTTCCAAATCGGTTGCGCAATACGGAAGCATCGACGGAATAGGCCGTGCGCACGGCTTCGTCTTCCGCGAGGGGATTCCCACATGTCCGACGACACGATCTCGATCGGCTTCTCGGTCGATACCGGGGAGCTGCAATCCGGTATCGGCGCGGCGCTGGATAGTCTGGCGCAGATGCCGCCGGTGCTCGAGCAGGATTTCGGGGCGATCGCCGCATCCGCCGCGACGGCCTCCGGTCACTTGAAAAGCCTCAGCGACGCATCGGCCGATGCAACGAAGAAGGCGCAGGACGATTATGCGGCAGGCACACAGCGCGTTGCGATGCTGTCGGCCCTCAATCAGATGTCGACCGACCAGGCGATCGCGGAGCGCGAGCGGCTGGAGAATGTCCGCTTCGCCGCGGCACGCGCCGAGCTGGAGATGGATGAGGAATGCGCTGTCGAGGGCAGCAAGCTGGCTCGGCAGATCCAGGACAAGGCCTATGCTCAGGAAGCGCAGCACAATGCGCGGATGCGTCAGCTCGATCTGCAAGCCGTGAAGCAATCCGAAGCCGCCTGGAAATCGATGGTCCAGCCGATCAAGCAATCGTTCGGAAGCGCGATCGAGGGCATGATCACCGGCACGCAGAGCATGCACCAGGCGCTCGCCAAGATCGGCCAATCGATTCTCTCCGACTTCGTCCATCTCGGCGTCCAGCGCGTCACGAACTGGCTGACATCGGAGCTGACGATGACCGAGGCCACCGTCGCCGGCGATGCGGCGCGCACGGCGTCGAATCAAGCGGCGTCGACCGCGAGCTCGGGATTCAGTTTCGCGCATGCGCTGCAGGAGATCGAATCCAACGCGGCCAGAGTCTACAGCTCCGTGTTCGCTTGGGCGGCGCCTGCCCTCGGTCCCTTTGCAGTAGTGCCTGCGACTGCCGCCGCGGCACTGGTTATCGCCAAGGAAGCCCTCATCCCTTCCTTTGACCAAGGCGCGTGGAGCCTGCCCGGCGACATGCTGGCCATGGTGCATCAGGGCGAGACGATCCTGCCCAGGGCGTTCGCCGAGGATTTCCGCAGCGCGGTTTCCGGCGGCTCCGGCGGCGGAGGCGACACGCACATCCACATCCACGCGACCGACGCGCAAAGCTTCCAGCGACAGCTGATGAACAGCGGCTCGACTCTCGCTCGCTCGCTTCGTCAGCAAGCGCGTAACTTCCATCCGGCCTTGAGGTAAGATGAGCAACGCGGTGTTTCCCAACTTGGCCGGGCTTGCCTATCCGGTCACGCGCACGCCGATCTTCAAGACGCTCGTGCAAGAATCCGTATCCGGCAAGGAGAATCGCGCCGCGCTGCAAGTCTATCCGCGCTGGAAATGGAGTCTCAGCTTCAATTTCTTGCGCGATGATTCGAACAATGAATTCCGCACGCTGCTCGGCTTCTATCTGGCGCGCCAAGGCGCATATGATTCATTCCTCTTCGACGATGTCGATGATGATAGTGTGGTCGACCAGGCGATCGGTGTCGGCAACGGCTCCAATCTGAATTTCCCATTGGTGCGCGCGCTCGGCGGCTTCATCGAGCCGATCCTCGCCGTCAACACGAACGTCGGCGCGACCGTTAAAGTGAATGGCGTCGTTCAGTCCTTCAGCTCCCAATGGGGCTGGCTGTTCGGGACGTATGGGCCTTATGGAATCGCCTTCACCGCCGGGAATGCACCGGCCAACGGCGCGGCGGTGACGGCGACCTTCAATTACTATTGGCCGGTCCGCTTCACGGCCGACGACAATGACTTCGCGAAATTCATGAACAGGCTGTGGGAGCAGAAGAAGCTCGAATTCGAGAGCGTTAAAAACTAGGAGCGTTCCGCCCATATTAGAAGTGGTTCCGGGTTGTCTAGCCTCGCCGGTGCGCCAAGGAAGAAGGTTTCATATCCGATGCGGATATGATCGCCGCGTTGCAATCCTAGGCACACCCCTGGGGCACCGGGGTTTGGGATAGTGCGAGGTATGCTACAAGTGATCGTGAAGGTCATACCGTCGACCGTGAGTCTATCATAAGCTGCTCGCGCACGTCCTCTGGATACTCTATCAAAGACATAGCTGGATACGCGACCATCCCAGACGGCATAGTCAGAGTGGCGGATTTGTTGGACGTGTTCATAATAAGTGAGGGATATCATCAAAAGCCCGCCACCAAAGAAAATGGTGCCAAGAATAGCAAAAGCGATCGGATGACGGAGGAACCAGGACTGCAAAAACGACAAATTTGCGGTCCTTGCTAGGTTCCGGGCGAGCCGTGACTCGGGATAGCGCTCGGCCCGACGGACAATGAACGGGTAGGCAATGAGCCCCACTTGCATCAACGCAAGGCCAATGATCAGCCATTGGACATGGCGGTCGGAACCCTGCTTGGTGATGTCATAGATAAGCGTCGCGTCCACCGGCATCTCCTACGGCGCTGCATCTTCTGATTGAACTCCTTGCCAAAGAGTAACCGGTCCCTCCGGTAGCCGAATGAGTTTCGGCTGGTCCGTCGCAGATCAAGGATGATAACCCTATGAAATCCGCCTCCGCGACCCTGCAAGCGATCCTTGCGGGGCCGCAATTCTATATGGCCGACTGCTACAGCTTCACGCTCGTAGACCGCACGGTCGTGCGCTACACGACGGCCGATCAGGATATCACGGACGCGGCGACCGGCCACGTCTTCTCATCGAAGGGTCCGTTCTTCGAGCGCTCCAAGGTGAAGTTCCAGGTCGGCGTGCAGGTGGATGAGCTCGACATCGTGCTCACCGCCGGGCCCAACGACATGATCGACGGCGTACCCTGGCTGTCGGCGTTGCGCGGCGGCGTGCTCGACGGCGCGGAGATTCAGCTCGATCGGGCCTTCATGGCGAATTTCGGCGACACGTCCGCGGGGCTGCTGACCATCTTTGCCGGCCGCATCGCGGAAGTCGACGCCGGACGGACTCAGGCGACCATCAAGGCCAACACGCATCTAGAGCTGCTGACATTGCAAATGCCCTGGCGTCTGTTCCAGCCGGGCTGCGCCTTCACGCTCTATGACCGTCGCTGCACGTTGAACAAGGCATCGTTCGGTGTCTCGGCAACAGTCGGTGCGGGTTCGACCGACTTTGTCGCAAACACCAATCTGGCGCAGGCGGTCGGATGGGCGTCGCTTGGGACCGTCACATTCACGTCCGGCGCGCTCGCCAACAAATCCTTCACGATTCGGGAGCATGACACCGGCGGCGTGCTGAAGCCGGTCGTGCCGTTCCCGGTGCCTCCATCGGCCGGCGACAGCTGCATCGTCTATCCGGGCTGCGACAAGCAGCAATCGACCTGCCAGACCAAATTCAACAATCTGGCCCATTTCGGCGGTTTCCCATACGTGCCGGCGCCGGAGACCGCGGTATGAGCGGCATTCAAGCGCATCTCGAGATCACGAGCGGCATTATCCGTCTCTATTCCAACGGAAGCCACGCTGAGAGGGCCCCATTCGATCTGTCGCTCTGTCTGGTGGGTGACCATGATAGAGCCATCCTGAAGGGACTTGCCACCGCCGCGGGTTTCCATCATGCGCATCGACGCGCAATCAATGATTGCCTCAGGGCGCATCATTTCAGTCGCGGCGAATGGGAGCGCAGCGAAACCGTTGGCGGTCAGCTGGTCATCCGCCGCGTAGCGTTCGCCGTTCGATGACCGAGGCCGAAGAACGGATCGCGGTCGTGCGCGAAGCGCGATCCTGGATCGGCACGCCTTATCATCACGCAGCGCGCGTGAAGGGCGTCGGTGTCGATTGCGCGATGCTGCTGGCGGCCGTCTATGAAGAAGCCGGCCTGGTTTCGCCAATCCTGTTCGAGCGCTATCCGCCCGGCTGGATGCTCCATCGCGACGCCGAACGTCTGCTGGACGCGGTGGAGGCGCGGGCCTTTCCTGTCGAAGAGCCGGGCGCGCCGGGCGACCTTCTGGTTTATCGATACGGTCGCGCATTTGCGCACGGCGCGATCATCGTCGAATGGCCGGTCATCATCCATGCCGTGCAGCGCGCGGGCGTGATCCTGGACAAGGTCGACGGCGCCACCCTTTGCGGGCGTGAGCGGAAGTTGTTCACGTTGTGGAAGCAGAACCGATTCACCACGAAGGCACGAAGCTCACGAAGTTTTGATGTTATTCCGCCGAAAGCGGGAATCCATGTCGCCATTCGTGCCGGCGTCGAAATGGATTCCCGTTTTCGCGAGAATGACGAAAAATCTTCGTGAGCTTCGTGGTGAACCTTATGGAGCAAGCCGCGAATGAGCCTCTTTGGGTCATCCACCACCAACGCCCAGGCGAAGACCGTCGCGTCGGGCGTGTCGATCAATAGTTCTTGTTACGGCAACGTCGTGCCCATCGCGTACGGGACGGTCCGCGGTTCGGGGAATCTCATCTGGTATGGCGATTTCCAGGCGACATCGGCGGGCAGCGCGAGCAAAGGGAAGAATGGCGGCCAGGCCTACACCTACAGCGCCTACTTCGCGTTCGCGCTCTGCGAGGGGCCGATCGGCGGCGTCGCGAATGTCTGGGCCAACGGCACGATCTACAGCTGGGCTTATTGCTCCGCGCACAATATCGGATTCGAAAGCGGCGCGTCGGGTCAGGCGCCCTGGGGCTATCTGTCGTCGAAGCATCCGGGCCAGGATCTCGGTTATAGCGAGACCGCCTATGTCTATTGGCAGCCGGGCCTGTTCGGCTCGTCGCCGCAGATGCAGAATTTCGCCTTCGAGATCCAGGGTATCGGAAACGGGGTCTACGGCACGCCGGACGCCGATCCGGCCTTCGTCGTGACGGACCTTCTCACCAATGCTTCCTATGGCGTCGGCTTCCCGTCGTCGCGTCTCGGCGATCTGTCGACCTTCTCCAATTATTGCCGCGCCACGGGCATGGTGATTTCGCTGTTCCTGAATACGCAGCAGGATGCGGCCAGCACGCTCAATGATATCGTGCAGCAATGCAATGCGGAGTTTGTCTGGTCGGGCGGGCAGCTCACCATCGTCCCCTATGGCGACCAGAATGTTTCGAGCAACGGGGCCACCTATACCGCACCGGCCGCTGCGCTCTACAGCCTGACCGACGACGATTACATCGACACGGGCTCGGGCGATCCGGTGCAGCTGTCGCGCGCCAGGCCGTCGGACCGGATGAATTCGGTGAAGCTCGAATGGCTCAACCGTTCGAACCAGTATGCGGCCGAAATTGTCGAGGCAAAAGACCAAGCGGCGATCGAGACGTACGGTCTACGTTCGGATCAGCCGAAACAATCGCATCAATTCTGCACACTGTCGGCCGCCACGATGTCGGCCACGCTGCAGCTGCAGCGCCAGGCGGTCCGCAACCAGTACACATTCACGCTCGGCTGGAAATATTGCCTGCTGGACCCGATGGATATCGTCGAGATCACCGACGCCAATCTCGGCCTCGTCCAGCAATGGGTGCGCATCCTCTCGATCGAGGAGGACGACAACGGCAATCTGAGCATTACAGCGGAGGAATATCTGGGCGGTGCCGGCGGCGCGCCACTCTATACCTTCCAGTCGGGCCTGCCTTCGGCGATCGGGAATCTGAACGCTTCGCCCGGCGTCGTGAACGCACCTGTCATCGTCGAGCCGCCGATCAGCTTCATCGCGGGCACGCCGCAGCTGATGATCGGCGTGTCGGGAAGCTCGCCCTATTGGGGCTCGGCCGACATCTACATGTCGGCGGACGGCGGCAACAATTACGAGCTGATCGGCCGCGCGGTGAAAGGCGCCGCCGTCGGTATCACGACGGCCGCCTTGTCGGGCGCCGCCACCGATCCCGACACGAGCGAGCTTCTGACGATCGACATCAGCCAGAGCTACGGCGCGCAGCTCGCGCCGGCCAGCCATGGTACAGCCGACAATTATCAGACCTCGCTATGGATCTGTAACAGCGACTATAGCAACGGCGAGCTCGTCGGCTACGGCATCGAGACGCTGACCGGCACCGGCACCTACAAGCTCTCCGATTCCGGCGGCGGCTCGATCTATTTGCGTCGCGGACAGCTCGCCACGCCGATCGCGGCGCATGCCTCGGGCTCCATGGTGCTGGGCATGGGCAAGAATGTCTTCGTCATGGACCTGCCGGCGAGCCTCAGCGGCGTCGCGCTCCATTTCAAATTCGTTTCCTACAATCTGTGGGGCGGCGCGCCGACCGATCTCGCCAGCGCCACCGCGTACACCTATACGCCAGTCGTGAGCGGCGGCTCGGGCGGTTTCGGCGGCCCTGTCGGCGCGCCCACGGTTCCCCTCAATGTCACGGCGTCCTATGACGTGCAGCTCGACGGCTCGATCCAGCCCGGCATGCAGATCACCTGGACTCCGACGACCGATCTCAATTGCGATGGCCAAGAACTGGCGTGGCAGGTGCATGGCTCCGGCAATTGGACTTCGGTCGCGCTGTCCCCCTGGGCGGACCTTTACTTCCTGACGGGGCTGCAAGCGGGCGTCGCCTATGATTTCCGGGTTCGCAGCACGCGCGTGGGCGTCGGCAGCTTTTCGACGACCTACTCCGCATGGATCGACACGCTCACGGCCCATCCGAGCGGCGTCACCGCGACCTATCCGAGCGCCCCAGCGGCGCTGGCGGCGCCGGTCGTCGGCACCGGGGCGTTTTATCTCAATGTCAGCTGGGCCGCATCGACCGATCCGAACCTCGCCGGATACGAAGTCGCCTACAACACGGCGAACACGCTCACGGGCGCCATCCTCGCGAACTTGACCTCCAACCCGCTCGCGACCAGCGTTACGATCAGCAACGGCATCCTGGCGAACACGACCTATTACGTCTTCGTGCGCGCTGTTCAGTCGACATCCCAGGTCGGCACCTGGAGCGCGGCCGGGAGCGGAACGACGCCCGCGGTTGGGGCTCCCACTGGACCGCTGAACCTTTCGAGCAGCGTAAACACTCAGGCCGACGGGACTGTGCAGCCGTATCTCACGGCAGCATGGGGCGCCTCGGCGAGCGCCGTCATCAGCTATTACGAGGTGCAGTGGCAACAACATGCCGGCTCCTGGAGTGCGAGCCCCAATAGTGTGCAGACCGGCACCACGAGCTTCCAGCTGACCAACCTCTTCGCCGGCAGCGCCGGTCAGGCTTATGACGTGCGTGTGCGCACGGTCTATGTGACGCCGCAGCAGACCTTCTATTCGCCTTGGCTCGATTCCATGTCGACCTGGCCGGGCGGCTTCACGGTCTCGCCGAAGACCTCCGCGCCAGCCGCGCCGACCGGCCTAAGCGTCACGGCCGGTACCTACTCCTGTCGTCTACAATGGACGAATCCGTCCGACGTCGACTTTGTGCGCACGCAGATTTGGGGCGCGCTGTATCTGCCACCGGTCAGCACAAATGACTCGGCTAATGCCAATCTCTTGTTCGATGGCGTAGCTGGGAAGCCCGGTCAGGTTTGCAATTACACGTTCTCTGGCGCGGCGGTGCAGGACATCGCCAATAATTACGGCACCCTCATGTTCTGGGTGAAGGCCGTCAACAGCTCCGGCGTGGTGGGCCCCTTCAACGCGACCGGGTCCGGCTCAGGGGTGACATGTGTTCCGCTGCAAGCCAGCACGGCGGACCTCGCCGCGAACGCGGCTACGGTACTAGGGTCTACCAAGTACACTGGTTCGACGGCCGGGACCGCTGGGGCTTCATGGGAGTATATTTGCTCTGTTCCTGTGTCGCCAAACATCGCATCTAATTTGGTGGTTGCTGCGACCATTGCGCAAACGATTCGAAACGGAGCCGGCTGGTCTTTACAGCTCAGAGATGAAACCGGTGCGGTTCTTGAGACGGTAGGGAATGTCTACACGGTCGATTCTTCTCAGACCGTGACCATCTCCTTCGCGTCGATCTCCCAATACGCGGCCGGTGGGCACAATTTCTATCTCTATTGGCAATGCGGTGACACGCTTTCCTATCTCACAGGAGCGGTCATGTACGTTTCGGTGCTGCAGCGATGAATGTTTACGCTACTTACGTGACCACGACCGGCTTCATTACGAGCGTGCTTCAGACGCCGGTGGCTTTAGCCGATCTGCCGGCTGCCCCGTCAGGCCAAAGCTATCTGCAGGTGACCGACGGAACCGTGATCGGTTTCCAAACGCACCAAATCTCCAATCCCGGCACCGCGAGCGCCGCGCTGACGGCTTACGTTCGGACGCTGCAGGACGTTCAGACGGCGGCCATCCAGGCGGCGGCGAATCACTTTCAAAGCCTCTTTATGACGCCAGCTGGCTTCACATATTCGGGTGCGCTCTACCAGATCGATCCGGCGAGCCAGCAGAACATCGCCGCGATGGGCTCGCTGGCGAGCGCCTCGGTCGCCAATCCTGCCGCGATACCGTGGCCCGGCGGTTTCTATTGGCGCGACGCCAACAACGATCATCAGCCGATGACGGCGGCGCAGATGCTCGCCTTCGCCGCGACAATTGCAAACTATGTCAGCACGTGCATCTTGCACTGCGCGTCGATCAAAGACGGCATCCGCGCCGCGACGACCATCGCCGCGGTTGAGGCGATCGATGTGACTGCCGGCTATCCGTCCGCCAGCGCCTAGGCGCTCCTCCCGGTACTATCATTAATCCCGGAGGCTCATCCATGAGCGATCCGTCTGTCGCGCCCGCCCAAGCGAGCGCCGTCGCCGAGACTGTGGTCGGCGGCGTGCTGATCGCCGCACCCTGGTGGGTGCAGCTCCTGGGCGAGCTCAACGCGATCCTCGCCTTCGTCACCGCGCTGTGCGGTGCGATCGTCGGCGTCGCCGGCGTGATGCGGCTCTTCCGTACGCGCCGCACGTCGCATTCCTCAAAACCGTAGGAGTCCTGTCATGAAGCGTTTTGACGCCGGCCGGCTTTCGCTGGCCGGATTGATCCTCTGCGTCTCCGCTCCGGCAATGGCCGCGACGCCGGATCTTTCGCAGATCCCGCCGATCGCCGATGTCATGTGCGGCAACGATGCCGCCTTGCTGAAATGGGCGCTGGGCGCGGTGGCCGTTCCGGTTGTCGCATCGATCCTTGCCAATCTGCGCAATCGGCTTCCGCCGACCGTCGTCGCCGTGATCGATGCCGTAGCACTCAATTTCGTCAAAACGGCGAGGACCACGCCGCCCGCGGTAGCGGCCGCCGCGCTGTTGTTCCTCACCGGATGCACGGCATCGCAACAAGCGGCCGTGTCGGGCTTCGAGACGAGCGCGCTCAAAGGGGCGCAGTCGGTGGAGGACAACAACATCCTTATCTGGAAGACCGATGCCTGCGGCACGCCATTTTCGGCGGTCGTGCGGAATGCTCAGACGGTGCCGGGGCTCGTGCCCGCACTGTCCGCACTCTGTGTGCCGAACGCGGACAAGGGCAATCCAGCCGACTTGCTGAAATCGGCACCGTGATCTGCGCCGTCTGAGCGCGTGATCTTTCTCCTCCGGAGTTTCCCATGACCGACAATCAGCCGACAGCGAACGCCGTCGACATACTCGCGCGCACGATCTGGGGCGAATCGCGCGGCGAAGGCGAGACCGGCATGATCGCCGTAGCATGCGTCGTGCTGAACCGCGTGCGCGAGAGTCAGGAGATCGGCGGTATCCACTGGTGGGGTCGCGACATCGTCTCGGTCTGCCGCGCCCGCGCGCAATTTTCGTGCTGGAATCCCGGCGATCCGAATCGCGCGAAGCTGCTCGCGGTCGATCTCTCCGATCCGGAATTCCGCCTCGCGCGCAAGGTGGCGGAGGATGCGGTCGCCGGCGATCTCGACGACCCCACCTTCGGCGCCACCAGCTACAAGCTGGCCTCGCTCCCCTGGCCCTACAGCTGGGGCCATTTCCGCACCCCGCTCGTCACTATCGGCAAGCACGCCTTCTACAACCTGGCTGTGGAGTGA